CTTCCGTGAAGCAAATAGATTATTTTTCATTTTCTGGGAGGCTTGCAAGGCCGACTCAAGGTCTTATGGAATGTGTTACCTTAAAAATCGTAGATCTGGATTTTCATTCATGTCCTCAGCTGAGACAGTTAACCTTGCCACGATTTCATCTGATTCACGATTCGGGATATTGTCCAAATCTGGGTCTGATGCTAAAAAGATGTTCACAGATAAGGTTGTACCAATATCGGTTAACTACCCGTTCTTCTTCAAACCGATACAAGACGGTATGGACAGACCAAAAACAGAACTCGCATATAGGGTTCCAGCCTCGAAGCTTACAAGAAAATCAATACAAAACAAGGAGAGAGAAGTTCTCGAAGGTCTTGATACAACAATCGACTGGAAGAACACAGGGGACAACTCGTATGACGGTGAAAAACTTGCGTTACTAGTTCATGATGAAGCTGGTAAATGGTTAAAGCCAGACAATATATTAAATAACTGGAGGGTAACAAAAACAACTCTAAGACTAGGTAGTAGAATAACAGGAAAGTGTATGATGGGTTCAACATCCAACGCACTTGACAAAGGTGGTAATAACTTTAAAAAGCTTTATGAAGATTCAGACGTTACAAAACGAAACCGCAATGGACAAACTCGCAGTGGATTATATAGTTTGTTCATACCTATGGAATGGAACTACGAGGGATACATTGACTCTTTTGGACTACCTCTCTTCGATACACCAGAACAAGAAGTTGAAGGACCGCTGGGAGAGGTTATTGATACTGGAGTAATAGAGCATTGGGAAAATGAAGCAGAGGGTCTGAAAGATGACCAAGACGGATTAAATGAATTTTACCGTCAGTTCCCAAGAACAGAGCAGCACGCTTTTAGAGATGAAACTAAAAACAGTATATTTAACTTAGTTAAGATATACGAACAAATAGACTACAACGAGGGTATAGGTTACTCCAATGTGATAAACAAGGGCAACTTTCAATGGGAGAACGGAATAAGGGATACAAGAGTTATATTTGTGCCTGACAGTAATGGTAGGTTTAAGGTGTCATGGATACCAAGTATAAATCTACAAAACCGTGTAATAGAAAGAAATGGAGTTAAAATGCCAGGTAATGAACATCTAGGTGCATTTGGTTGCGATAGTTACGATATATCTGGTACAGTAGATAAGAGAGGTTCAAAAGGTGCATTGCACGGACTAACTAAGTTTTCTATGGATGAAGCTCCATCAAATACTTTTTTTCTAGAATATATTGCAAGACCGCAAACGGCAGAGATATTTTTTGAAGACGTGCTTATGGCACTTATTTTTTATGGAATGCCAATATTAGCGGAGAACAACAAGCCAAGATTATTATATTATATTAAACGAAGAGGGTATCGTGGGTTTTCGATGAATAGACCAGACAAAACCTATACACGATTATCAGCATCGGAAAAAGAGATAGGTGGTATTCCTAACTCTGGAGAAGATATAAAGCAAGCTCACGCAGCAGCTATTGAAAGTTATATTGAAAACCACGTAGGTCATCTTGGAGATGGTAATTATGGTACGGTTTACTTTAACAGAACACTACAGGATTGGGCTGGATTTGATATAAACAATAGAACAAAGTATGATGCAGCAATTAGCTCTGGATTAGCGATTATGGCCTGTAACAGAAACTTATATAAACCAGTACAGGAGAAAACAACAAAACGATTAGATTTTGGTTTCAAGAAATATAATAACTCAGGAGCCTTTTCAAAAATAATAGAATAAATGCAAAAGACACCACCAAAAGGTATATTCCCTTCACAAGCAGTAAGTGACGCAGAGAAAGCATCCAGCCAGTATGGAATGGAAGTAGCTAGAGCTATTGAGGGCGAATGGTTTAGAAGAGATAGTGGAGCAACCAGGTATTACGCTAACAGAGATAATTTTCATAGATTAAGATTATATGCTCGTGGTGAGCAGTCTATACAAAAGTATAAAGATGAGTTGTCAATTAATGGTGATTTGTCTTATTTAAATTTAGACTGGAAGCCAGTTGCTATTATCCCTAAGTTTGTTGACATTGTTGTTAACGGTATTAATGACAGACCTTACGAAATAAAGGCTTACTCTCAAGACCCAGCATCTATAAAGGAAAAAACAGAGTATTTAGGGAAATTAGTTTCGGACATGCAGAATAAACAGTTATTACAAGCTGTTCAGCAAGAGTTCGGAGTTAATATGTTTAAAACAAATCAAGAAGAACTTCCAGAGACAACAGAAGAATTACAACTTCACATGCAATTAGATTACAAACAATCTATTGAAGTTGCTTCAGAAGAAGCTATCTCTAATGTTTTAGACCACAATAAATATGATTTACTACAAAACAGGGTAGCTTATGATATAGTAACTCTTGGTATTGGAGCTCACAAAAACTCATTCAATACATCGGAAGGAATTAAACTGGAATATGTTGACCCAGCTGATTTAGTTTATTCCTACACAGAGTCACCGTACTTTGATGACCTATATTATGTAGGAGAAATAAGAAGAGTTAGTGTTACAGAACTTAAAAAACAATATCCAAATCTAACTCCAGAAGATATAGAAAAGATTGAAGGTACAGGCTCAAACGCTGTAAATTACCATAGGTCTTACTCTTACTCTGATGCAGAAGACACAAACCATATATACGTTCTTTATTTTGAATACAAGACATTCAAAAACCAAGTATACAAAGTTAAGGAGACATCTACTGGAGCTGATAAAATTATAAAGAAAGACGACACATTCAATCCTCCAAAAGACAAAAGAGCCAGATTTGAAAAGGTTCAAAGGTCAATCGAGGTACTATATACAGGTGCTAAAGTAATTGGTCTTGATACGTTATTGGAATGGAAAATGGCAGAGAATATGACAAGACCTAAGTCTGATACCACAAAAGTTCAGATGTCTTACAATATTGTAGCGCCAAGAATGTATAAAGGCCAGATAGAGTCTCTTGTTTCAAGGATGACTACGTTTGCTGATATGATTCAGCTTACACACCTTAAAATACAACAAGTATTATCTAGAATGGTTCCAGATGGGGTTTATTTGGACGCTGACGGTATTGCGGAAATAGACCTTGGAAACGGAACATACTATAGCCCACAAGAGGCACTTAATATGTACTTCCAGACAGGTTCTGTTATTGGTAGGTCAATGACCCAGGACGGAGAGTTTAACCACTCTAGAGTACCGATTCAAGAACTTCAGACGTCGAATGCTGGAGGTAAAATATCATCTCTTATTAATTCATACAACTATTATTTGAATATGATAAGGGATGTAACTGGTCTAAATGAAGCTAGAGATGGGTCAATGCCAGACAAAGACGCTCTTGTTGGTATACAGAAAATGGCAGCGGCTAACTCAAATACAGCTACAAGACACATTGTGCAGTCCGTGTTGTATTTGGCTTTAAAAGCAGCAGAGTCAATATCATTAAGAATATCAGATGTTTTAGAGTTTGGAAACACTACAGCTTCGTTCTTATCTGGGATAGGTAAACTTAATGTAGGAACATTAAAAGAGATACAAAATCTTCATTTACACGATTTTGGAATATTCTTAGAATTAGCTCCAGATGAAGAGGAAAAACAACGCCTTGAAGCAAACATACAAGTAGCTTTACAAAGAGACCAAATACATTTGGAAGACGCTATTGATGTACGAGAAGTAAAAAACTTGAAACTTGCAAATCAACTCTTGAAGCTTAGAAGGAAGAACAAAGCTCAAGAAGATAGACAGGCGCAAATGCAAAACATTCAAGCTCAAAGCCAAGCAAATGCTCAGTCGGCTCAAGCGTCAGCTGAAGCAGACATGCAAAAACAACAAGCTTTAGCGCAGACAGAAGCTCAGATAGAGCAAGTAAAAGCACAGCTTGAAATGCAGAAACTTGAGAGAGAGGCTCAAATCAAAATGGACCTTATGCAAAGAGAGTTTGAGCTAAACATGCAGCTTAAACAAGCTGAAATGCAAGTAATTAATGAAAGAGATAGGTATAAAGAAGACCGTAAAGATAAACGAACTAAAATTCAAGCATCACAGCAGTCTGAACTTATAGACCAAAGAAAAAACAATAAAATTCCAAAAGATTTTGAGTCCGCTGGATTTGATACTTTAGGAGGATTCGGACTAGAGCAGTTCGAGCCAAGATAAATTATATATTATTATGTCAGAAGTACAAGAACAATTAGAACAAGAAAAAGAAGGTTCTATTCAACAAAAAGAAGCCGATGTCTTGAAAGTCAGTGGCGTTAAGATTGAAGGAGAAAAAACTTTCAAAGTAGATTTAAGGCAACCACCTAAAACAGAAGAAAAAGATGCCATTCAAGAGCAAAGTGCAGATGAGGTACCTGTTCGCGACGAACCCGAAACTAGCCCAAAAGTGGAAGAAGAAGTACGGAGTTCCGAAGAACCTTCCAAACAAGAAGAAGAATCAGTATTAGAATTAGTAAAAGAAGAAGAGGATGAGTTGCGGATGCAAACACAAGACATCCAGAAAAAGGATGTTGTACAAGAAGAAGCCCCTGTCGTTCAAGAGGAAAAAGAAGAAGTAGTACTACCAGAGAATATTCAAAAGGTAGTAGACTTTATGAAAGAAACAGGAGGCAGTCTTGAAGATTATGTCCGACTCAATGCAGATTACTCTAACATTGACGAAGAAACATTACTTAAAGAATATTACAAACAAACAAAATCACATCTCGATAACGATGAGATAAACTTTCTTTTAGAAGATAAGTTTTCGTATGATGAAGAAATAGATGATGCTAGAGATATAAAAAGAAAAAAATTAGCCTACAAAGAAGAGGTTAATGAAGCTAGAAAGTTCTTAAATAGCTTGAAAGATAGGTATTATGATGAGGTCAAGTTGAGCTCAAATCTGACAACAGATCAACAACAAGCTATTGAATTTTATAATACATACAATAAACAGCAAGAAGAACTAAGTGCTGTGCAGCAAAAACAGTCTGAGCAGTTTACCAACTTAACCAATCAAGTTTTCAGCGAAGAGTTCAAAGGTTTTGATTTCAAAGTAGGAGACAACAAGTATAGGTTTAAGGTGAACGATGTTCAACAAACCAAGCAAGCTCAAAGCGACATAGTAGAATCATTTAGGACGTTCTTAGATGACAATAACATGCTTAAAGATGCTAAAGGTTACCACAAGGCTTTGTTTGCTGCTAGAAATGCCGATACTATTGCAAATCATTTTTACGAACAAGGAAAGGCAGATGCATTAAGACAGCTAGAGGCGGAGTCCAAAAACATAAACATGGACCCAAGAAAAACCTCAACTGGAGTCATCGAAACTTCTGGAGTAAAAGTGAGAGCTATATCTGGCGAAGATAGTTCACGACTGAGAATTAAAATGAAAAAATAAACGCTAAAATTTAAAAGATGGCAATTAATTTTAACGGGACAGCTGTGTCCCCTATAAAACAAGCTACATCCGCTAATTATTTAGATATTCAAAATAACGGATGGGCGCAACAATATCTTCCTGAGCTATACGAACAGGAAAGTGAAATTTATGGAGACCGCTCTGTAGGAGGGTTTTTAAGAATGGTAGGGGCTGAAATGCCTATGGCTTCAGACCAAGTTATTTGGTCAGAGCAAGGTCGTTTGCACTTATCATACAGTGGAGGTACTATGGGAGCTGACACAAACAAAGCTAACACAATTACAGGTTTAACCAACCACGCTATTAGAGTTGGACAAACAGTTGTTATTTCAGATGGAACTGACACTGTTAAGGCTTATGTAAGCGCAGTTCCAAGTACTAGCAGTATTACTGTAAGGTGTTACACTAGTGACACTGGGTGTGTGGCAGCTGGTATTGCAACAACAGCGAGTGCAATTAAACTATTTGTTTATGGTTCAGAATTCGCTAAAGGTTCTGCTTCTATGAGCGAATCTGTTGAGCCTAAATTCACTACTTTCACTAACAGACCTATTATCATCAAAGACCACTACGGAATCAACGGTTCTGATGCGTCTCAAATTGGATGGGTTGAAGTAACTGGAGAGGCTGGAGAAACTGGATACTTATGGTATCTTAAAGCTGAAGGAGAGACAAGAAGCCGTTTCGAGGATTACTTAGAAATGTCTTTGGTTGAGGCAGAGAAAAACGACAACACAAGCTTTGACCTTAAAGGTACTGAAGGTTTATTCGCTGCTGTTACAGCCAGAGGTCACGTATTCGAAGACGGATTAGACGGTTCTTCTGCTGCTGACGACTTAACTGATTTTGACAACATGTTACAGAAGCTAGACGCTCAAGGAGCTATCGAAGAAAACGTTCTTTTCTTAAACAGAACACTTTCTTTGAACTTCGACGATATGTTAGCTGGATTAAATCCTCATACAAGTGGAGGGGTTTCTTTTGGAGTATTTAACAACTCTGAGGATATGGCTCTTAACTTAGGTTTCTCTGGATTCAGAAGAGGTTCTTATGACTTCTACAAAAGTGACTGGAAATACTTAAATGATGCAGCTACTAGAGGAGCTATCGCTTCTGACGTAACTGGACTTCTTGTACCAGCTGGTACTTCTTCAGTATACGACCAAATCTTAGGTAAAAACCTAAAACGTCCATTCTTGCACGTTCGTTATAGAGCTTCTGAAGCTGACGATAGAAGAATGAAGACTTGGATTACTGGTTCTGTAGGTGGTGCTTCAACTACTGGAGACGATGTAATGGATGTACACTACTTATCTGAAAGATGTTTGGTAGTACAAGGAGCGAACAACTTTGTATTATTCGGAAACTTCGAATAATCATAATAACAATTAAGTAATACCTGGGGCCGTGATTATCGGCCTCGGGCTTTACTTATATTATTCATTTTTATATTATTATATCATGGCAAAAAAACAAAATTGGGAGATTAAAGACCGCGCGTACATTTTGAAAAAAGGGATGTCTCCTTTAACTTTTACTTTAAAATCAAGAAATATATTCTGGTTTGATGAAGAAAAAGGTTATGAAAGAGAATTAAAAAACACAAGAAATCAAAAAACAGTTTTTGTAGATGAAATGCAAGGAGTCCAAAGACTCGAACACATTGTTTTTGAAGACGGGGTATTGAACGTACCTAAAGAAAAGCAAATACTACAAAAACTACTATCTCTATATCATCCTGGTCTGAACAAGGTTTATTATGAATTTGACGCTGTTGCAGAGGCAGAAGATGAATTAGAAATAATTGAATATGAGGTAGATGCGTTAATTGCAGCAAGGCAAATGGATGTAGATCAAGCCGAAGCAATTATGCGTGTAGAAATAGGTTCTTCTGTATCTAAGATGACATCTAAAGAACTTAAAAGAGATTTACTAGTTTTTGCAAGAAATAATCCTAAAGAGTTTTTAGAACTTGCTAACGATGAAAACGTAGCAATTCGAAACGTAGGGATAAAAGCTGTAGAAGCTAATGTAATAAAACTATCAGACGACCAACGTACTTTTAAGTGGGCGTCGAACGGAAGGAAACTAATGACAGTTCCTTTTGATGAAAATCCATACTCTGCACTTGCAGCCTGGTTTAAAACAGATGAAGGTGTTGAAGTTTATGGGGCAATTGAAAAGAAATTGAAATAACCGATGGGGCTTCGGCCCCATTTTATTTATAGAATATGGCTATTAACGTAAATAAAGTTTACAGGGTAGTGTTATCCATTTTAAACAAAGAACAAAGAGGATACTTAACCCCAGACCAGTTTAATCGTATTGCAAGGCAAGCACAGCTTGATGTGTATGAAAAAACATTCTACGATTACAATAGGGCTGTTAGGAAGCAAGTTGTAGGAGATTTTAGAGAATACAGCGACATAGCTTCAAATATAAAAGAAAAAATAGACATATTCGCAAAAGAAGCTACTGTTTCTTGCTCAAGTGGGGTAGGCTCTCAACCTACAGATTTGCATAGACTTATTGGTGTTTTTTCTACAACAAGAGACAAAGAGTTTGAGGAAGTACGAAAAGAAGAAATACCTTATCTTAAAGGCTCAAAATTAAATCAACCCACTTCAACATATCCTGTTTTTTACCAAGAAGGTAGTTCAATAAAAATAATCCCTTCAGACACTATAAGTGTTCTTGTTGACTACTTAACATTGCCTTCTGACCCTATATGGGGTTATTCTGGTGGTGGTGCAAACGCATATACTTATGATGCGGATGAGTCAACTGATTTTTCAATACACCAGTCTGATGAAACAGATTTAGTAACAAAAATTTTAGCTTATTCTGGTGTAATAATAAAAGACCCAACTGTGATACAAATTGCAGCGCAAAAAGAAGCTAACGATTTTAATCAAGACAACTTATAATGGGACTAATAACAGATAACAATCAAACATACTACGAGGGCTCTGATTTTGGTGGATACAGATACACTTCTCTTTCAGACATCGTCAATAACTTTATGTTTTCTTACGTAGGAGAGGGTAAAATTATTGGCAGAGCAAACAGAAGAGATGTTGTTTTTCATACAAAAAGAGCTATCCAAGAGTTCTCTTATGATATTACAAGAGTAGAAAAAATACAAGAAGTAGAAATACCTTCTACATTATCTATACCGATGCCTCAAGATTATGTTAACTACGTAGCTATATCTTGGGTTGATAAAGCTGGTGTAGAGCACCCAATACCAAAGGGTAGAATAACATCTTCTCCATCAGAGGCTATCGTGCAAGACAGTGATGGAGATTATACTTTTTCTAACGGAAACTTAGCGACAGAAACTACATCAGATACAGTACAAAGATTTAACGATTTAAACGCTAATGAATTATCTGGAGGAGGTTCTAATAATGACTATTTTTACAATTCTGATTTTCCAGCTGAAAGATTTTTAGAGTCTGGAAAAAGATATGGAGCAGAACCAGAACTTGCTAACACAAACGGCATGTTTATTATTGACGAGGCTAACGGAAAAATTAATTTTAGCAGTAATCTGGTAGAAACCGTGATAACGTTGAAATATATTTCAGACGGATTAGGTACTGATGATGAAATGAAGGTTCATAAGTTTGCAGAAGAAGCTATTTACAAGCACGTAGCGCACGGTATTTTGTCTTCTATGGCTAATGTTCCAGAGTATATAGTAAACCGCTTTAAAAGAGAGCGTAGAGGAGCTATGAGAAGCGCTAAGTTAAGACTATACGATTTAAAAATGTCAGAAATGACAAATGTGATGCGGGGCAAGTCCAAACATATTAAACACTAATTAAATGCCAGAAATTAAAAACACGTTTCTTGCTGGAAAGATGAACAAGAGTCTTGATGACAGAATTGTTCCTAAAGGCGAATACAGAGACGCATTGAACGTTCAAGTTACAAAATCAGAAGGTTCTAATGTAGGTGTTATACATAATATAAAAGGAAATAAAATAGCTCATACAGCTTTAGCTCCTGTTGGAGAAGGCCATGAGACTATTGGTTCTTTTTTTGACGAAAAAAACGATAGGATTTTTTGGTTTGTAACCAACAACACAAACAACTACATTTATTTATGGAACGTCGGAGATTCTACTGCTTCAGCTATAGTTTCTGGGACTTGGTTAAATTTTAATAAATCAAACAAGATAACTGGAGTAAACATTCTTGAAGATTTATTTTTCTGGACAGACAATAGAAATCAGCCAAGAAGAATAAATGTACCTAGAGCTGTATCGGATAACAGCTACTATGATTCAGACATAAAAGTATCTGTAGCTAGGTACGCTCCATATTTACCTCCTCAAATAACATCAACAACAGCTAGTGATTTTTATGACGCTGACATACGTTCAGAAAGAATAAAAGAAGAGTTTGTTAGATTCGCTTATAGATACAAGTTTAAAGACAATGAGTATTCTATATTATCTCCATTCACACCTATTGTTTTTAGAATGGACAGTAATGTTATAAACACAACAAAAAGATACAATAGTGATAGTGCATTTAGAACAAGCGACTTGTATGAGCTTGCTTCTAAAACCACAATAAGCAATATGGTCAATAAGATTAATAAAGTTCCTATGACCATACCTCTACCTACTAATCCTACAAGTGATTATGAGATAGAAAAAATAGAAATACTTTACAAAGAGTCTGATAGCAATGCAGTAAGAATAATAGAGTCTTTAGATGTTTCAGATTCTGATGGCACATCAAAATCATACACCTACAAATCTTCAAACTTTAAATCCACTCTTCCAGAAGATCAGATTACAAGAGTTTTTGACAATATACCTATAAAAGCAAAAGCGCAAGAAATTGTTGGCAATAGAGTCGTTTATGGTAATATAACTACAAAGCAAGACTTACCAAGTATAGATTATTCTGTTTCTTATTCAAAAAGAGGAGAAACGTATTCTGAATCTGGAGGAGTTTCAACAGAGTCAAGCTCTAATTATATTTTAGGAAATCAAAGTATAAAACAAAGAAGAACTTATGAAGTGGGAATTGTTCTTTCTGATATATTCGGTAGAACCTCTCCTGTTATACTAAGTGATAGCTCTACAATAACCGTAGAAGCAAAAGGAAAAGATTTTGATAATCTTGATTTTGATGGAGATTCATTAAAAGTTTTATTTAATTCTTCTATAGCTACAGATACGCTCTACAACGCATCGACAAATGTTACTGGATGGTATTCTTATAGAATTGTTGTAAAACAAACTGAACAAGAATATTACAATGTTTATACTCCTGGTGTTTGGAATTACGGAAGAGAAAGAAGCCATTTTGTAATTCACGCTGACAACGTGAACAAACTACCTAGAGAGTCTGGAGCTAAAGACCAAGATGACTTGTTTGCAAACTCAACGGTAAGAGTTTATCCTAAGGTAGTTAACATATCTACAGGCGTAGGGCAAACTTTTGAGAGAACTTACAGAAATTCCTCTTTTGATTTACTTGAGGTTGTAGACGTAGCCAATTTAAAAGATTATGAGTTTAAGCAAAGCGCAAAAATATATGAAGACCTTCAAAACCCTTTAATTGGTAAAGTTAATGTGGAAATGGGCACTAGATATTCCTCATTTAGAAATGATGGAGATTTCGCTGTTTTTGAAACAGAACCATTTCAGTCTTCTTTAGACATATATTACGAAACACCAACAACAGGTCTGATAACAGACATAAATACAGGTATTAATGAGTATGATTTCAATTCAAACGCTCCAATATGTTTTAGCCTTGAGTTCGGAAGTTACGCAGAGGCACAAAACCACCCTCCTCATGACGGCACTAGAACTTTTCCTCTAATAAAAGTTTCTGAGTCTTCTTTTGCAAATACTAAAATAGCAGATTTATATATAAGAGACTCTAATGGAAAAGAAGTCCCTGGTGGATTTGTTGAATTATCACTTACATCTTCTCAAGATGACAGCACAGTTAGTTCTAGATACAAAGTTGTGTTTGATAGAAACTCTTCTAGGTGGGCTATTTATTTGAATGAAGCATTTAAATACACTTATGTTTTTCCAAGTGGTTTTGAAGCTATTCCTAACCCTTATCACTTTTCTTCAAGACCAATATATATTGATTACAAGTTTGTAGGAGACTCAACAGCAGAAACCACCAAGGTAGTTGTTATAGAAGAAAATTCTGCACCTATATGTATAGGGCCTATATCAGCTTCTTTTGATGGAAAAACCCTTACAAATAACGGTACCTATGACTCAGACGGAACTTTTACAAACAACGACCAAGTTTTTAGAGTTTTCGGGAATAACGGTACGGCTAAAAGAGGTTCTGTTGATTCAGCTGAATTTGCAAAAGACGGATTTACTTTTTCTTTTGTTTCTATAAAACATAAACACGTAAATGAAGACGGAAGTGGTCATACTTACACAGATTTGAAACCTGTAACCTATGTAGATACAGCTTTAGAAAATAATCCTATTGTAGAAGATTATACTAAATTTACAGACGCTTCCACTACATTAAACGCTAGCGAGGTATTTAAGATAGTCGATGGAACTGGAGACGATGCTGGAGCTGGTATAATTACATACGAAAATGCTTTTTCAAACCTAAATGACGCTCCTGGAGACGACGATGGAGGACATGAACACGGAGATGAAATAATAATAAAGATAAAAGCAAGCGAAAAAAATTTAAAAACAGGAGTAGATGACAACCAGATTAATATAAATGAAACATTTGACAGTGAAGAGATTACAGTAACGCTTACTTCTTTTGATTTAGGCAGTTCGGGAGATGGAGTAAAAGACAGTGATATTGAGTTTAGTGCTCAACTATATTATTCTGCTCCAGAAAACTTTTCTAATGCATACGATGCTTGTCAAAGTCCAGTTAGTGGTCCAGAATGGAGTTTAGCTCGTATATTTTATGCTGGAAATGACCCTTTTGTTGTTGAAGAAGGAGCAGTTGAACCAGGAAGAATGTATAAAACAAGAGAACTTACAACGGCAGCTAATAGCGGATGGTATAAAAGAACAGACACAAGGGTTATAGGATATTATCATGCAGATGGCTCTCCAGCTGGAGGCGCTGTGTGGTGGTTTGATACTCCAGCTTATTGTGATACATTAACACAAGAAGACGCAGAAAATGCAAGGAGTTATAGCCCCCCAGCTGAAAATGATTTAGTATTTGGAGAGCCTGAAGACGAAAACCCTTACGGATTAGGCTCAAAACCAGACGAAAACATTCCATAATATGGCATACATAATAGAAGTAGATTATTACAATACCTTTATAATAAAAGACGATAACAATAAGTTTCACATAGAAGAATCAAGGATAAAAGGTGATTTTAATGGAAAGTCTGTTGATTATGGCGTTAGAGCTCATATAACAGATGAATCTTACGAAGAAGAAACTAGAGAAAACGCGCTGATTTACTCTGGAATTTACAATAGTAGGACAGGTGTAAACAATACGAATCAATTTCCTATTGACAAGCCTATAACTGCTGCTGTAGATATACAAAAAGGGTCTATACAAAAACTATACGCAAAAGACAAATCTTTAAATATATTTCAAGAAGAAAAAGTTTCTTACTTTCCTGTAAATAAAGATATAATATACACTTCAGAAGGAGTCCCTTTAGCGACATCTTCAAATGTGTTTTTAGGAGATATAGTGCCTTACTCGTCAAATTACGGTATTTCTAATAACCCAGAGTCTTTTGCTGAATATGCAGGAAGAATTTATTTCACTGACAAAGCAAAGGGAGCTGTTTTGAGATTGTCCAGAGATGGAATGACAGAAATATCTAATTATGGAATGAGAACGTATTTTAGAGATAATCTTTCAGACGCTACTGAAATACATTTAGCTTGGGACGTTTATGATAAAAACTTAACACTTACAGCAAAAAGACCTTCAGATAGTTTTACGGTTACTTTTGACGAATCTGTAAATGGATGGACCTCATTTTTTAGTTTTATCCCTCAAGGTTTTTCTGGCAGTTTAGCTGGAAAATTTTATACTTTTAACTCAAACAATATTTACGAGCATTATGCAACAAATGAATACAATGAATTCTATGGAACATCTTACGATTCAAGTGTAGACTTTATATTTAACGAACAACCTTCTGCTTCAAAAAACTTTTTGACTATAAATTATGAAGGCTCAGATACGTGGAATATATCTAATATAGAAACAGATACAGACCAAGCTTACAATATATCTTCATACAATTTAGCAAATGAAGATTTACTTATATCTGCATTCCAGAAAAACAACAATAAATTCTATTCAAACATAATGAACTCCTCTAGAGAAAATCCAGGGGAAGTTGTATTTGGAAATGATATTTCTGGTATCAAAGGTTTCTTTGCAAAAATGAAAATACAAACATCATCAACTGATTACAAGGAATTGTTTTCAGTTTCAACTAATTATAATATAAATAGCTATTAATATGAATGAAGTTATTTTAGAGTTCTTATTTGGCACTGGAGAGTATCAACAAGCTATTCCGCCTCTGGCTATCGCTGGTATAGCCCAGGGAGTTTCTGCTCTTGTTGGTGCTTTTAGCGCTGGAAGACAAAAAAGAAGAGCTAGAAACGCAAAAATACAAGCCGAAAGAAAACTTGCAAATTTAGAAGCAAATAGACAAGCTATCATAGACCCTTACGCGGGTATCACTGATTTAAGTAGCATGATAACAAATCCGTTTGAAAACCTACAAGTAGCAACACAAGCAGCAGAAATGCAAGCAGAACAAACAGATATGGCTTTAGCATCGACACTAGACACGCTAAGGGCTACTGGACGTTCGGCTGGAGGGGCTACTGCGCTTGCTAGAGCAGCGGCTGAAAGTAAACAGGGTATATCTGCACGTATAGAACAACAAGAAGTAGCAAACGCGCAACTTAGAGCCCAAGGAGAACAACAAGCACAACAAGCCAGAATGGGAGAAGCTATTAGACAACAAATGGCAGATGTATCTGGAAAAGCATTTGTCTACGGACAGAGAGAACAAAGAGAGATGAGACAATTAGATAGAACACAAGCAATGGTTAGCCAGTACGGAGCAGCCGAAGCTCAAGCTAGGCAAGCTCAAAATCAAGCAATAGGAAGTGTGATTGGTACGGCTGCAAGCTTCGGGGCTCAAGCCTTAGCGGGTAACTTTGCTCAAGCTAAGAGCGTGGTAAGTACTCCCGCTTCTCTACAACCGCAAAACATGGGTTCTTTTGATTTAGGTTCTGGTCTTTCAAGTTTTACTTCTCAAGGAATAGATAATTTCGTCAGTCAATACGGAGGACCTTTTTCGGCAATTGGAGGAAGTAAATATTTAAATCCGAACTACAGTTTTGGTAGTGATTAAAAAGGAATATAATGAGTTATAGAAATCCACAAATATTTTTCGCAGACCCAAGCGCTTTACAAAGAGGCTTTGATGCTGGCTTTTCCTCAATGCAAGCTAAATTTGAGAAGGAGCGATTAGAAAAAGAACGTATAGCCAAAGAGCAAGATGAGGCTTTAGCTGGAGCGTACAACACTTCTGACCTAAGCGGTATAGCTAACTTAGATACCAGAATAATGGACGGGCTTCAAAAGTCCATAGACTCTATTATAGATGATGGTAGTTTTGCAACAGCAAGCGCTTCTGAGCAAGCTAAGATGATAAGACAGGTTTCAACTGTAAAAAACACTGTAGCAAGATTAGGAGAGTTAGCTGGTATCGACCCAAAAGACTGGGATAGCAGAAACTCAGCCAAATTATCTGCCTTAAAATCAGCTTTAACTAGAGGGGATAAAAGTGTAAATATTGTAGGAAAAGGCCTTGACTTAAAGATTGTGGGTGATTTCGGAGAAATAACTTTAGATGAACTTGCCTCTGCTAGATTTATGAACAAGACAGATTTTAGGGATGAGTACAATAAAATGACGTCTACATTCAAGAAAGAGGCTTTTAAGTATATGGAAAATGCTGCCAAAGCTGGAACTGAAATAGAAGAAGATAAGTTAAGAAATATTTTTGCAAGCACAATTAGAGAAGAAGGTGACCCAGAGTTCTGGAGTTACCTTTTTAGCAATGAAACAAACTCCACAATGAAAGGAAGGTTTTATGGAGACCCTGAAGCTAAAAAAGTTTACGGAGATGATTTTGAGTCTATTCAGTTTACAGAAATGTCAGATGACTTATTCAAGAAAGTTATAGGTTCTGTATATGATAGCGCTGAGTTAAGGGGTTATTATCAAAGAAAAAATACTCAAGAATCATCTAAAAGTGACGGTACTGGCAAAGAATTATCTAAAGAAGAGTTAGAGAAAAAGGCAGATGAATTGTTTGATAGCGCAAGAACTGATTTCAGCACAGTACTAAGTCGTTCTTTGAATA